CAAGCAACAAGCTTGACAATGAAAGAATAAAGGATATTATAGGATTTATGAAAGTAAAAGAAGCAATAAAAATAACAGACTCATTCACTAAAACCAGCAAGATGCCGGGGCTATCTTATAGTCTGCCAGCATGGGAATGCAAAACAGGTTCTAAGCTTAGAAAAATTAAAGGCAGCGTCTGTAGTATGTGTTATGCCCTGAAGGGTAACTACACAAGATACAAAGCAATTAAAGATGCACAGTATAGAAGGTTAAAAGCAATGCGCAGCCCGCTTTGGTCTGATGCGATGATTACAGTTATTAAACGCCAAAAGTGGTTTAGATGGCACGACGCCGGAGACGTCCAGGACCTGGAGCACCTTAACAAAATTTATGAGATCTGCAGGTTAACACCTGAAACCAATCACTGGCTCCCGACCCGTGAAGCGTGGATAAAAGATCACCTGGACAGGAAGCCTAAAAATTTAGTCATCAGATTTAGCCCGCCAATGATGGGACAGCAAAACAACAGCTGGCCAAATTCTTCAATGGTTGTAGAATCTGGCGCCAGCTGCCCTGCGCCTTCGCAGGGCGGCAAGTGCGGGGATTGCAGAGCGTGTTGGAATCCTGATATAAAAGTTGTAAGCTACGGCAAACACTAAAATGATTTTTAAACATCCTAAATATTACAAAGAGCTGGAGAAGACTCGAAAAGAATTCTTAAAGCAACAAGCATCAAGCGCCAAGCATCAAGCGCCAAGCGATTCAAACAGCAAGCCACAAGCATCAAGCGACAAGCAGCAAGCTTCAAGCGACAAGCCACAAGCTTCAAGCTCCAAGATCTGAGAACCACGGAAAAGTTTCACGGCCCCTGAACCAAGGTGCTCAATGCAGATGAAACTATTGTTAGGATGCCTCACATGGAAGGAAATTTGATGAGGTGAAAAGCGTACCTTGTTACTCTTCGTAACTTTTAATTCTACTGTGAAAAAGTGGCCAGAAGTATTATAGCCCAATAGATCGGGAGTACCAAGTAAGCTATTATTTTCAAGTCTAATCCAGGAAATTTTAGGTAATCTCTTCTTAAATTTTTGATATAATTTAGCCTCTGGGCCCATGCTATTTTCAAGGTTACTCCTGCTTACAAATGTTAATAATCTTTAACGTAACCAGGCGGTAATATTAGTTTTTCTTCCCTGTTTGGTTTCAAAACAACACGTAAAGAAGTATCACCAGGTTTATTACTTTCGTGAACTTCAATACGTCTTATCTCTTCCAGGTGACCACTAGGCATCGCAATATATATTCTGGCATGACTTACAGCGTTACCTCGTCTACCGTTTGGCCCTTCTGTAAACTTGTCTAGATATTCTTGCAGGTGCTTTACAAACATTATTTACCTGCTTTACGTAGTTGACTTGTTAAATCATTTATCACAGTTTTATAACCTTGCAATAAGTTTTTATGTTTTTCACCTTCATATGATTTTTCTTTGTAGTATTGTATCTCTTTTCTTAGCTCACCATTTAACTTACGGTGACCATCATTTATATCCTCTAAATCTTTCACACGTTTAGCTAAACGTTCTATTCGCACTTCTAAGTCTAATTCTCCTTTTAAATCTCTGTGCACTTTCATGATTGACAATATAGGAGAGTTACCTTAAAAAGTCAATATGGGAGTTCCAAAAAGATTAACAGAAATGCAACAAAGATTTGCTGAGTTTTTAGTATTCGGAGGACCAGACGGTCCTATGACACAAACAGAGGCAGCTATTGCTGCCGGCTATTCACCTAAACGTGCAAGACAAGAAGGGTCTGAACTTTGTAATCCAAGACATTCTCCTCTTGTTGTTAAGTACATAGGACAGTTAAAAGAAGAGAGAGTTAGAAAACACGAAGTTACTTACGAGGGACACGTTGCAGAGCTCGCTCGACTAAGAGAAGCAGCTTTGAAAAAAGGGAGTTTTTCTTCGGCTGTAAATGCTGAAGCAAACCGAGGCAAAGCAGCAGGATTATATATAGACCGTAAAATAATAAAAACAGGAAAATTAGAGGACCTATCAGAAGCAGAGTTAGAAAACAAAATGAAACAAATTCTATCTGATTACGAACCGCTTTTAAACGCGAAGACTGTCGATGGCGAGTCATCTGAAATTATATCTTCTGAATCTTCTTTACCCAAGCCCGAGGAATCATAGTTCTATCTCCAAAACTGAAACCATCGTCGTCTTTGTCATAAGACGCAAATAATTTTATTGAATGTTTATCTTTAGAATATAGCCAACCTTCGTTTACAGGCATTGCCAGTTTCATTCTATCAAACTCTTTCTCAGTGGCCCAGCCCGAATCGCTCACACAATCGATCCACTCCACCCGGACTTTCGGAAAAGGTATGTCGGGAGTTTCAGTTGAGGCAGTTGCTTTTCTTCTTTTCCTAGGCATAAGGTATTTTACATCTGCGATACCTATAAGACAATTTATTTTTTGTTGCGCTGAAAAATAAAAAAAACTTTTGGGTGTCGCAAAACATCAAAATTGCTCTATAACCTTTGGTATTATTGACGAATAGTTTCGATACCCCCCCCGTCGCAAGGGTGTCGCAAGGGTGTCGCAAGTGTCGACATTTTTAGTAAATTTGTACACATTTGACGCAGTTTATTTAGAATCATTACAATCTAGGTGTCGAATTCGATACCCTGCGATACCTGTTCGACACCCATTCGACACCTACAAGACAGCTTTATCTGTCTCATTTTTGCCATAATGCAGCTCTATTATTGCCAACTTCTCCTCAGCATTAGCCATAGTCTCTAGTAATTTATCTATCTCTAATGTTATGTCAGGATGTTCAGGTATGATTATTTCTTGGTCGCTATAACATTTAATTTTATATTTACAATCTTCTACGATAGCATTGTATCTAACTATCATTACTTCTTTAAGTCTTTGGTTCATTAAAATCCTCCGCTTTCATTGGTTTAGTTTTTTCTTTTTCATCAAACTTTAAGTCATGATACATGTCTAATCGTTTAAGAAACTTATGTTTGTATTGCCTTAATTCTGCCCCACTTACGACAAATTCTTGATAGTACAGGTCAGGCGTACATACCATTATTACACCCTTGTTAATCGTAGACCCATGAACATAGTCATGAGCCATGGCGTATGCTGCGATCTGCAGATAATAATCTTCGATCCACTCTTTCTTCTTTGGTCTGTTAGATTGTTTAAAATCTACTATGGCTTCATCACCATTGTGATTACAAACCAAGTCAGTAGCCCCAGCGTATAGCCCAGGATAATACATCGTAACTTCCGATCCGTAATATTCTTCCACTGGCGCAAGACCGATCTCAATAACTTTTTCGGCCATGGACTTCGCCTCTTGTCCGAGCCCTGTAAGATCATCGTACCCATCTCCGAGTATATAGTGCTCCAAGAATTTGTGCATAGCTGTCCCCCTTGCACTAGATACATTTTTGATTCGTTCTGCTTCTTTTGCACCTTTTTTAGCTATCCAATCTTGTAAAAATTTTTGATCTTTGGTCTTGCCTAATATAGTAGTTACACTT